ATCTTTCGGTAATGATTTTTTAGTTGTGAAGATATCAATAATATTATTAATAAATTCTTGAAGATCTTTCATTAACAATAATAAACTTTGTTAGTATTTATTGATCAAATGTCTCCCTCTTCACGATTTTCACTATAGTATGCGTCAAAAAATCCGTCTGGATAACGCTTCATAAGTTTATCAATATTAGTCTGAATCACTTCATCAAAAGAGACATCAAGAGCAATACACGCTTGTGCCACATACCACATCGTATCACCCAGTTCTTTAATCAAGTGAGTACGGGTCTCATCATTCCAAGACTTACCCTGGAAAACCATCTTCTTTACAATCTCCAAGAATTCACCACCTTCAGCATTAATACCTACAGAGGCAGTCAGAAGACGCTCAATATTAGCACCTTTCTCATCCAACTGAACCATACGGTCAGAAAGAGCAAGGAAATCTTTGGATGCATCAGAAGTTACGGCATCTACGAAGTTTTGATACTTATTAAAATCAACTCGTTGTGTCATGAAAATTTAAATCCCTCAAATGATTTTTTTGGTTTTGTTTCTTCATTATTATACTCCTCTTCTTTACCACTGTCAAGTATGTCATTTTGTGCAGACTGTTCTACATCATATAATCTCATTTTGGCACGGTCAATACCAACTACAAACCTCTTAAAGATTGTTGGGTCATTGTATCTGTTTTTAAGTTGCTTCACCATAATCTGCCCCAGACCTTCTAATTCCTCCGTACTAATCAGAGCAAACATAAGGTCGGCAGTAGCAGGAAGACCGAATGATTCTGAAGTATCGGTCAATTCCACATCAGATGAACCAAAACCGCTTCTAGTGGTCTGTGTCGCACTCATAATAGGAACATTAAACTCTACTGCCAAACCACGAAGTTCTTCGGCAATAGACTTAACCAAAGTATAAGAGTTGATATTACTACCACTCTTAAATCGTGAGGAGGAACAAATATTCAGATAGTCAATAAAAATAATATCAGGTCGGAATGATTTCTTCAGGGCAAGTTCATTCAGAAGTGCCTTGAAGTGCCCAGAGTGTGCCGAAGCGGTCGGATATTCCTTAATGACTAAAGTACCTTGAGTCTTCTTAGCAATACCATTTACTTTATTCTCAAATGCTGAGCGTGGTAAATCAATTAGTTGTTGAATTGGAACATTGAGAAGATTCGCATCAATTCTTTCGGCAATTCTCTCTTCTGCCATTTCAAGAGTGATATAGAGAACATTTCTATTCTGAAGTAAAGCAGAACTAGCAACGTGACACATAAAGAGAGATTTTCCAACTCCGGTTCCGGCAAGAGCAATATTCAGAGTCTTATTGGGCAATCCACCTTTTGTGATTTTGTTGAAATATTCTAGGTCAAATTCAATCTTATCTTCTTTACGATGATAGAACTCATATCGTTCCTCATAATTCTGAAGATAATCGTGTCCTATATTATTATCAAAAGATACTGCCAGAGCATCAGAAAGAATGCTAGGAATAGCATCCCTACCTTTTTTATCATCCTTACCATCAGCAATATGAATAGATTCCATAAGTGCCAAGTAAATAGCACGGTCACGACACCACTTTTCAGTAGTATCCAGTATCCACTGTTTATCCACAGGACTATCATTAAGTTTGGAAAGTAATTCTACAATTTCTTTATTTTCAGATTCTGTCAAATCTCTACGATTATCAATCTCAATATTGAGTGCTTCTATTGTAATTGAAGAACCATACTTAACGATGAACTCAACAATTTCCTCAAATACAATTTTTTCTACTCTTTGCTCAAAATATTCTGGTTGAATAAATGGAATAACTTTTCTGGCATAGTCTTCATTAAATACTAAGTTTCTAAGGATTGTAAGTTCAAGTCGTTCCATTATTTTAATTAAAGATTTCGTTTATGATGTGGTACGTCAAATACAAAAGTAATTCTAACGTTGTTGCCAATATTCACTGCCTTATGGGGTAGTTTATTATTGAACCAAAAGAGTGTTCCTGGTTCAATAATAATAGTTTCATCCCCAACAGTATACTCGTATTTTCCCTGAATGGAAAGGTGATATCTATCCTTCGTAAGATAATAAGTTCCTTCATCAATATGAGAACCTACAATTTCACCTACAGGAAGTGCCAAGAATCCACAACGACGGAGTTTCTTAAAATACTTTCCCAAGTAATTAAGAATCTCAGTGTGTTTTTCATATGCCGGGGTTTTAATACATATTTCAGTATTCCCAACATATTGACCTTCGGTTTCAACTCCACCCATTATGAGTTGTAATACATCCACAGTAACAGTATATTCTGTGGGGTCCAATTGTTCGGAGTCCTCAATATTTTTTTGAGAACCCCAGTCTTCGGGATATTGTTTGAGTTGTTCTAGTATCTTGGATACATCAACTCCGGTTTTTATGATACGAATATTCTTCATACACCATAACTAAACTCACCTTTGGCAATTACATCAAGTTTTTCCATTACTTCTTCGGTGAAATACTTTTCTGGACTTTTAAGAATCTCTTTGGCATATATTTTCTTACCATCCATCTCATAACGACCTGCTACATTCTTCCAGAGTCCACCAAGTTCACCAAGTTCCAGAAGACCGTAGTAACGATCAAGACCGCGCTCATCATAATACAGACGGATTTCAACATCTTGATTCTCCTTACTTAAACGTGATTTGTGAGTCTTTGCCTTGATAATGTTTCCGATGACATCAGTTCCATCTTTCTCTTTCTTTTTGCTGAGATATATGATACTAGAGGCGGCATACTTAAGACCGCTACCACCACCCATTTCTTTTGTAGGAACATAAGAACCGATAACATCATAAGTGTGATTAGTAACTATCATTGGAATCTTTGCCTGACCAAGTTTCAAGGTAAGCATACGGAAGGCACCTTTAATCAGTTGAGATTTGGTCATGTCCCGAACTTCTTTATCGTTCAGAGCATCATTAATCTCTTTGCTGGTAGAAAGCATTCCCAGAGAATCTAACACCAACATACAGGGACTGCGTTCTCCTTCGGGTTTCTTCATATAAAGGTCAACTGCCTTGAGCGCCTTTTGACGAAACTCTTCTACAGTAACTACATTGACAACCACCAGGCGAGTTGTGTCAATTCCTCTACTTTCCAGAAGGGACCTATTGATTGCTGCCTCAGTATCAAAATACAGACAATATCCAGTAGGATTATTGTCAAGAAAATTTTTAACGACGGCAAGAGAGAAGAAAGTTTTACCCGTAGAACTTTCACCTGCGATTGCAGTAATCTTATTACCAGATACACCACCAAATATACTACCGGATACAAGAGCATTAAAAATGTATGAACCTGTATCAACATACGTTTCGGTTTCATCAATCTCTGATGCAAGTTGGGTATATTCTCCACCAATTTCTTTTACAATATCTTTTAAAAAATCCATAATTCATTCCTCCTTTTGTTTTTGGTTATTGGGATAGTTCATTTTATAGGACCAAAGTTTTTGGTAAAGAGCAGAATCTCCACCCAATCTCATAGCACTAATAATAGTATTCAGTTCTTTTTCATTAATAGGTAAATCCATCAGGTAAAAAATGAATCAAGATTTGTTGTATGTTCGGTTTTCCACCCAATCGAATCCAAAATAGACTTGAGTGGGTCTAAGAAACTTTTCTCAAATTGTAGTTCATAATCAATATATTTGTCAAGTCCCAGTTCTTTTGGGAATTCGGAGATAAAGGAAATAACATTCTCTTGTATAATATTGGGTTTTTTTAAGAAAATATACTTGACTTTCTCACCATTATTAATAAGTGAATATTTGTTAGTAAGTTTTTTTTCTTTTATATGATGATTAAAGAGAAGTGCTCCACGAACATGAATTGGAGTTTTGGATGCGTAAATATTTGATGATGAATAATATTTGCGGACATCAGATGCCGTTCTTGGAAAAGCAATTTCTTCTGGAGGAAGAGATTTAAATTTTTGACGACATTCATCAATAAATCTAATCACCTCATCTTCAGTTCCACTCATCATAATCTTCAGACCATCCTTAATCATCTTGCGACAAGGTGCTGGAGTTGAAGACTTGACTGCCTCAATACCCATCATCTTCAATTTAGGTTCGGAATATCTAACTCCTTCACTATCCCAGACATTGAGAATGTAACGCTTCTTAGCAGTCCAAATTCCACGGTCGGCAATATTCTCCCGTTTCATTTGCATCTTCTGGTCATAGGCATTCATATATTCTGCCAGTTCTTGGTAGCAACCTTCAATATACTTTTCAAGTTCCACCTGACAGATCTTATCAAGGAACGAAACAACGCCTTCAGTAGTTTTCTCTCTTCCCTTGTATACAGTTTCAACCAAAGGACCCATGTTAAGATAGATGGAGTCAGTATCAGAAGCAATAACATAATCAAAGTCCTTAGTTTTAAGAAGTTTATTGAAATATGTATTCATCTTATTTTCAATCCAACGAATAGCAACTTGCCCCGAAAGAGTAATTGCTTCGGCATTTGCTAGTTTAAAGTACCTAAACCATTCATTTCCGACACTTCCATAGGCAGAATTAAGAGCAATCTTTTTTGCCATCTGGATATTATTACATCTGGAAATTTCCTTCTCCAATTCTTTTGTTTTTTTCTTCTCATATTGTTTTTTTGCCTCAATCATTTTTTCTTTGAAAATGACACGATCATTATACATTTTCTCCATTAGTTCTGGAAGAAAACCACGAATGTCCTTACGGTACATAGCACCATTAGGGCATACTGCATAGTTCTTATACATTTCAAAAGTAAGTTGTTGATTGAGAATCTTATCTACAGTTACGGTAGGATGTCTTTCATCAACAAGAGTTTCTGGACTCACATTAAATTGCATAATTAAATGGGGATATAGACTGTTTAAGTCAAAATTTACAACCCAATCATAAATGCCAGGAACAGGTTCTTTTACATAGGCACCGGCATACTTGGAGTCTTTATCGGTTTTTTCCTTAGGTGGAATAACAATATCCCTCTTCTTCAAATAGTTGTAGATAATAGTATCCCACATACGAACTTGTGAGAATACATCCTCATAATTCACCTTTCCATCATATGCCATCGTAAGGGCAAGTTCAATCAGTTTCATCTTGTCTTCCAAACGGTCAACAAGTTCTACGTCAATAATGTTATACTCTACAAATTTCTGCCAACCCTTGGTATAAAAGTCTTTGAATGTATCAAACTCGGAGTGGTCAAGTTTTTTTTGTCCGAGTTCCACACTCACAATATGATCTAGGCGATAAGATTCCTGTGCTTTATATGTAAATTTTTTATAAAGTTTGATATAATCAAGTTGACTAATACCTCCAATATCATAGGAAATATGCTTTCTTCCAGAGATATAAGTTTCATCCTCAGTTACAAGTCCCCAAGGTGACATTCTCTTCATCAATTTCTCACCCAAAACTCTGTCTAGGCGACGAACAAGATAAGGAATATCATAAAGTTCACTATTCCAACCAGTAATAACTTCTGGAGTATTTTCCTCAATCATCCACCAGTGGATAAAATCATTTAAAAGACTATGCTCATCAGAAAATGCTCGGTAAGAAACATTAGTTTGTTTATTGTCAAATGGACCCAACCCCCAAGTACGAATCTGTTTGGTATTATAGTCTTGAAGTGTAATAAGCAGCACTTCTTCTGCAGCATTTTCTACATCTGGAAATCCATTTTCCGATGCAACCTCAATATCAATTGTTGTTAGTTTAATTTTACTAATATCAAACTTAATTTCATTTTCTGGATATTTATCGGAAATGTATTGATAAATGTACTTCTCATTTCCATAGATTTTAAAATTTTCTACCCCATTATACGTTTTAAAAAACTCTCTACAATCTCTCACAGAACCCGGTTGAACTGCCTCAACATATTCACCATTCAGTGTTTTATATTTGGTTGGTTTTTTAGACGGAACAAAAAGAGTTGGAGAAAACTTCTCACGGGTCATAAAATGTCTACCATTTTCATAACCACGAACCAAGAAGTGGTCCCCAACCATCTGCACGTTTGTATAGAAATTCATCAGGTAGTTAGTTCAAGATACTTTGCAACAATTTCTGGAGTAGGTTCTGCGATTGTAAGAATACTATCGGAATGAATCATTAGTTCAGTCTGATTAGTAACTTCTGGCCATGGTCTCATATCATCTATACTCAAAAACTGATATGGATTGATTAGTTTACAATCAGGTTCTCCAAGTTCAGAACCTACTTCAATAATTTCAGTTA